TCGTTGTTGTAGTGTTTCCGTACGCTGCTCGGCAGCTCGGCGAACACGGTCTGTTGTTCCGTCACCAGCTGCATGGCCTTTTCGAAGTCAGTACCACTTACGTCGCCGTATCGCGCCTGGTGCCGGTTTACGTGGTCTACCAGGCCCGTTTTTTGATATTTGCCGATGATGTAGTTGATGTTGCACGTTTTCGCGTGGTGTTGTTCCGTGACGGTTTTTCCCGTTTTCGGTGCGAATTGCCTAATTCGTTTGGTTGTGTCTCTTACTGGCATTAGCGTTTGCCCCTGTTTGATACGAAGAATGCTCGGATCGCTGCTAGTACTAGCGGTCCTGCTTTGCCCATAGCGTGGGCGATTTCGTTTGCTTCGGCTCCCATTAGCCATTTGTAGAATTCTGATTCTGATTGCACTCCTGGTACTTGGAGCTGTTTTATTTCTGCGGCGTATTTCGCCTCCTTGTTTTTGAACGTGATGCCCTCTCGGGTTTCGATCACGTTCCTCATCTCTTCCATTGTTTTGTTTGTCTGCATCTGAGCAAGCGCATCCTGCGATTGCTTCAGTTCTGCTGTTGTCATGTTGAGCGTTTGCTGCGTCGCGCTCGTGTTTGTTTCTTGTCTGATTTTTTCCGCTTGCGCTATTTGCAATGCGGTATTCGCGGCTATGTTCGCCGCGCTCGCTACCCCTTGTTGCAGGGGTGCGTTTTCGTTTTGCATCGTTGCTATGTTTCCCGCCGGTGTACTGGCGGGTTTTCCCATTGCGAGTATCCGGTTTAACCCGGCCGCTTCCAGGTCCCTGGCGGCTCGCTGATTCGCGGTGTTGCTCATCCGCTCCTGCCATTCGCGGTTTTCCCTGGCTATTTGCAGGTTTGCCGCGTTGGCGCTTGCTTGTCCGCTTTTGCCGAACAAGCCCCCAATTATATTTCCTGCCGCTCCGATGCCTGCACTGGCGAGGATTGCGCTTGCCGGATCCATTTATTTTCTCCCGAGGCCTTGGGTTGGTTTGGCGTTTGTTTGTTTGTCTTGCAGCTTTTTGATTGCCTGTTTCTCCCTGGTTTGATCGTCCCCGCCCGTAGGGAATAGAGGGGACTCCTTTCGCTGCCACTTATCCACAAATGCACATGGTACGTGCGCGTGATCTAACGCGCGCGCGTGACCCTGTGTAGTTCGTGGGTAAGTTTCAGCGAAATTTCTTTTAGAAGTGATCAATGTATCCAGGTACTGAGTAGACAGGCATCGGTCGTGCTGCTTTGATGTCTATCCATGCATCCATTATGAATTCCGGCTCGTCTTGAACGGCTACCGTTCTTTCTACCGGTGGCGTGTCCTCGATGAACGTCGCATTCAGTGAAGGCGCTGTTTCGTAGTCGAGGGCGTAGTGCCACGCGTCTAGTGACGCGGCTGCGTTTGATCGCATTAAGCCGGTGATTTGTCCCATGGAACTGCGGTATTCCGCCCATCGTTCCTGGTACCCCCATATTTCGTTGTCTCCCGCTGATCCGTCCGCGTAGACCTCTTTTCGGTACACGGGTTGCTCTCCTAGTGCCTGGAGGGCCGGCCAGTAGAAGTCGTATTTCGTCTGCCGGCTCCAGTGCCTGTCGAGTTTTTGTTGGAAGTTCAAGTCTGCTCGGACGTTTACTAGTCCGATGATGTACCCGTGTTCGACAAAGCTTTTTGTAAATCCGTGTCTATTGATTATTCCCTGGCCGTATGCTGCCAGGTTGCCCTGTGGTGTTGGTGTGTAGTCGGTCGCACCTGGTGATCCCGACGTTTGCGGTACGGAGTTCATCTGTACCGGTGATTGTCCTGTTGCGAGCAGCTCGCTGCGTTGCAGTCTTGAATCAGGACTTGTGACTCTGAAGTGGCTTTTTAGGATTTCTGTGTATCTTGTGCCGCCTCTGGCGTCCCTTTCTTGGAGTTTTTGCATCTGGAATGCTTCTCTCCAATCGTTAATTGTCGCGCCTGTCGCGTTTGTTAAGTCTGTGTAGAGTTTTGGGTTGTTCCACCGAACGTCTGCTGTTCCGTTCGGGGCTCCTACGAATTCGACGTTTCCGTTTCCGACCAGGCCTTGCATTGGTTCGTTTATGATTCCTGATCCGCCTACGTCGAATGTCGGCGTGCCGTCCCCGGTTGGTAATACGGGTGCGGTTGTGCCGATCGGTATTTCTACGCCTGGGCCTTTTTGCGGCCAGGGCAAGCTGCTCGTTATGTAATTTTTTCGCTTGCCGCGTGGTAGCGGCGTTTGCAGTGTTGTCCCGTATGTATCGGGGCCGTCCCCAGTCGAAACAGTGTAGCTATCTTGAAGGTTCTCATCTCTGAACCAGTCGTTATACGTCCTGAATAGCGCCCTCAGTGGTAGTGCGCTTATTGTCATGTTGTCCGGTGCGATGCCAATTGGGCATCCCATGTAATCCAGGTTTGACAGTTCCGGTATTCCGCTCGCTCCCGACATTACGGGTATCACGTAGTCGGTCGAGCTGTCCGGGTCATCCTGCTGGCCCATGAAGCGCTGCCAATTTTCCCAGGTTAAGCGGTTCGGTATAAAGAACCACATACTCGTCAAATGGAGGTTGTCCATTGTCGGGAAAAGTGGAGTTGCTAGGCGCACCAGGGCCGTCATGCGCAGTCTGAAACTGTCTCCCGGTAGTACCTCGATTGGAGGCAGAGGTATTAGCTTCCCTGAGTCGAAGGTGGTTTTTAGCGGATAGCTCAGATCAAATGTTGATCGTTGAATATCCGCTTGCGGCGCTACTGAGTAGCGGCTTTGTGATGGTCTTTTAGGTACGCGCTTCGTCATTAGTGAAGTCCTCTGCGTGTGCGAGTTTTTGTAGTGTTTCCGGTTCTAATTTGCCGGTGTCATCGTCCCAGGTCCCTACGCGGTATAGCGTGAAGTCTTTTGGGTGTTTGTTTACGTTGGTCGTTTCGTCTTTTGCCAGGTCCCCGAATTGCCGCATCGCGGCTGCGTTTGTCGGGGCCGTGAATGTCACATTAAATGTTTCTGTTGCTGAGTCTCTAACGCTGAATAGTCCGTGGTTCATTTTCCAGGTTCCTTTGTAGTGTTTTAAGTTTTGCGTGTTGTACTTGTTCTCTCACGCGCAGTCGTTTTCGCGTGTTGTTTTCGTGGTGTTTTCTTGCTTCCCGTTTTCTGTTTTCTTTGATTGTTGCCAGGTCGAGCTCGTTGTGTTTCTCGAGCAGTTTGTCGTAGTACCTGGGGATTTTTATACTCTGTAAACCATGTCTGCCCGATTCCGGGCTTGAGTGACATGGTTGCGTATTCTGGTTGTAGTTCGACCTCAAGGTCGGTTGCGAGCATTCGCCAATAATGTTCCTTTCCCTGGTCGCCTGTTTGTTTCTTGGTAACGTACCTGGCGCAGTATGCTGCGCTCTCCCAGGTGATGGCCCCGACGGTTGAGAACCCGAAGGGCCATATTTTTTCCAGAAGTTCAGATGTGTACGTCCTGAGTCCGTCTTTTTGCGACCATAGTGTTTTGTCCTGGAAGTCATAGCCGAATATCAGCGCGTGGTAGTGCGGTCGCTGTAATTTTTCCCCGTACTCTCCGCAATGGAAGTACCTTATTTTTTTCCTGGTTCGGTCCCTGAATCGTTTCATGAAGTCCTGAAAGTGTTTCTTGTTCAGGCTTCCGTCCCAGGGTAGGTGTTCGTCGTCGTACGTTAGCGTTATGAAGCAGTTTTCTTCGTGCATGCTGCTTTCGTGTAGACATCTTGTAGCCCACATTTGCGATTTCGCCAGTCTGCATCCGATACATTGCCCGCAGGGGAGCTGTATCGACAATGGATGCGACCTGGATGGGCTGAATACGACCGCGCCCCCCGCGGGACTTTGCCAAGCGTTTAACGGTCGGAAGCATGGCATCTAAAGTCGCCATCCGCCTCGCTGCGGTGCTGATTTGTAGTTCTTCTTGTGCACTCTTTGTGCGCCCTTTCTGAACATTTTCTTGCTTCGTTTCTTGCCGAGTTTTTGCCTTCTACGCATATTTCCTTCTCCGTGTGCACCATTAATTGGCACCCTGAAAGCCCCACCATACATACGGTGAGGGCATTTATCCACAGGTTATCCCTTGACAGTAATGTTAGGCTTGGCGGGATGGTTGGCTTCTTGCGATCCCCAACCCGCCGCCCCATGGAAGAGGGAGCGCACCGTAGTGCGCTCATTTTTCGATTTTTTTCGTGCTTTTGCACGGCACAGTTTCCTTTACTTGATGTTAACTGTGCTAGGTGACAGGTTCTTCTGTCGCCTCCTGAGGTGCCTCTGGTGCCTCTTTCTCCGGTTCCGGGTCCTCCGGTACCGGGTTTAGGAGGTTTTGGTGCTCTAGCGCCCCTTCCTCCGTCTGTACGTGTTCCAGGTACTGGGTAACGTCGTTGTTGTAGTGTTTCCGTACGCTGCTCGGCAGCTCGGCGAACACGGTCTGTTGTTCCGTCACCAGCTGCATGGCCTTTTCGAAGTCAGTACCACTGA